AAAACTTGGAGAGAAATAGGAAAACCTAAATGGGGTGATTGGAACAAAGATAAAGAAGTTGAAATAATAAAACCAATACCTAGCAAAGAATGTATTCATGATGACTATACTCCTTTACAAATTGAAAGCAGTAATGAATTAGTAACTATAAAAAATCAAGAACACGGTTGGAACTTTATAAATGAAAGTTTAAAAAATAATTTAGTAATAAAGAATATACCAGTAAAATTAAGAAAAGGACTATTACATACCTATCCTGAAAATTATCCTGAAGGATGGAACAATATTATGGAAAAATTTATGAATGTTCCTATGATAGATAATTGGGATGAGATAGATGATTTCAAAAATAATTTAAAAAATAATTTTAATATACATGATGATAAAATAACACAACTTTTAACACACCTAAGTGACGTAAAATCTATTACACATGGAAACCGTTTTGGTAAAGGTATATTCTTTATATATAATACAGAAGAAATTATACCTTCACAAGAAGTTTATAATGAGTGTTGGCCAAATATAGATACAATAATAGGACCTTGTAGCATGTTTAAAGCATTTATACTAGGATCTTATAAATCTGGATATATAAAAAATTACATTCATTATGATATCTATCAAAGAAATGTAGATTATAAAAAATTTATTACAGAAAATTGGAACGGAACTTATAATAATTTACATGACGTATTAAAAAAGTTAGATGTTGATAGTTATCATTATTGGACAACTGAAAAAAATATTTTAGATAAAGTTTGGACATTGTTAGAAAAGTATTTAGGACAAGAAAAAATTACGCAAAGTTGGATAGAATATAAAAATGCTTCGACTCATAGTTACATATTATCCAATGCACTTCATGACGATAAAAAAATAATACAACAACTTCAAAAAATATCTCCTAAAGGCATATACACAGGATTAGGAGATATACCAGGATTTAAACAAAATATTTTAACATATGGAATAGATAACATTAACAAATTAGTTATACAACATATTGAAAATTTAGAAAGTTTATGTGATAATGTTTTTGTTGATATCAAATTGCCAAAAAATGATGAACAACATTTACTAGATTCAAAACAAATAAAAAATATGTTAACAATGACAGAAGATAATTATTTTGAATATAAACAATATTCGTCATAAACATTTAAATAATTTGTTTTGTAAAATTTGTCTAATGCATCAGTATAATCTAAAAATAATTTCCATTCATTGTGTAAATCTTCGCTGTTCATATAATTTAAAACATTTTGTGTAAACTTTGTGATGCGTTGTAATTGCTTTTGCGGATTTACTTTTGTTGACCTCATTTCAACTTTATCTCTTGCATCAATAAACCAGTTATTTACATCTCTTGTGACTTCATCCTTAAGATTTTTTGGTAATAATTTTATATTGAGTGCTTTAGGATATTGTACTAAACTTGTATGAAAATAAACATCTAAATTTGTGTAATATTCAATCACATCAACTAATCTAGTAATGTTATATAAGTTTACTGTACAAGTTGCACTTATATCAGCATTTGGTAATGATGCATTTAGTATTTTAATATTTTCTTCAACCTTTTTTAAATTTCCAGCCGCCCTAACATATTCATATGTGTTAGGTTCTCCATCAATACTTATTCTTATCCACAATTTTTTAAAATTTTTCCACAAATCTAAAATACTTTTACCTTTATATTCTAAGGTGTTTAAATTTGTGTTATAACTTAATCTAATATTTTTTGCATGGGGTTGTAAATTTTCTAAAAATTGATAATGTTTGTCGTGATATAAAGGCTCTCCGCCTGCTATCATAATCTCTTTCAAATGAGGTGCTAACTTTACACTAATCTCATCAATCATATCAGCATTTAGTTTTACATGTTTTGCATCTTTTCTATAAGTTCCGTACTCAACCATCTTATCCATTAATGCTTGATCTTTTTTTACAGCAACTTCCCATTTACTACTATAATCTGGACTACAATGCCTACACATTAAATTACAAATATTATCAAATCTTATTTCAACACTTCTTAATTGTTGTAACGGATAACTATAATCAGGCTGAATATGTTTACGCACATGTTCTTCTGTTACCCAATCCCAAGTTTGTTGACATTGTTGTCTAGTACTTGTACTACCACTGGCTTCTAAGTCCCAACAACTTCTACACCCTGTAGGTTGTTTATCATTTAGTAAGTCTTCTCTAAGTTTTTTAATAGGAGTATCATTCCAAATTTGTTCTAATGTACTTTCTCTATAATCTCCTATTCTATCAGGGTATCTCCAACAAGCACTTACTTTTCCTTCTTGTTTAATATTCTCATGAGTGAACGGCATAGGACAAAAAGTTTTACTCATACTCTACCCCTATATTCAACTTGGTCTTTTATTTGTGTCCATAGGTCTGGCAAACTAATATTTAATTTTTGCTCTCTCAATTTATCTAAATCAGCACTATATTCAACAAATTCTTGTAACATCACAGGACAACTATTTTCTAAACTTTTTATGACATGCTCAATAATTGTTACAAATCTTCTAAATATGTGCATTTCTTTTTTTGTTTTTATATTTTTATTTTCTTTTTTTATAATATTACGTAATTTTGCTACAGTATTCTCTTTGTTAGGTAACATACTAGGATTTAAATATACAGGTGTTTGTAACATAGTTGGACTAAACCGTGCAACTTGATATATAAAACTAGTTCCTCCATTTTCTTTTTGTTTGTCTACATACTTTTTATATAAAGATAAATCAAAAATAAAATTCTCGCCAAAATATTTTCTTTGAAGTTTTGCCCACCATTCCCATATGTCCGGTGTTTGTAAAATATTATATAAACTAATCGTAGGTGATAAAATAATATCAAAATTTTTGTGTATTGAACTAAATTCTACCCATTTTTCGGCACTTGCTTCGACTATATTCCATTTACTAGGATACCTTACATAATCATTAACTTCATTTAAACCGTCAATACTTATATTAATTTGCACTAAACCAAATTGTTTTAATTTGTTTATAATCTTTTCTTTTGGTATCCAACTACAATTTGTATAGATCTGTAATAAAATATTATTTGCATAACCACTGTTTAGTACAGTATCTAAAAAAGGCTCAAAGGTAGGAGATAACATAGGTTCTCCACCTGTCATTTTAATAAATGTTACTTCTTCAAAATCTTTTTCTTCAAATTTTAATTGTAAAGTTTGCGGACGATTACTATAATCTTCTCTATCACTATATAGTCCTGCTAAAATTTTATCATCTTTATCCCATGTAGTGCTTAAATCACTACTGCACATTCTACATGCTAAATTGCAAAATCTACCTGTAGTCAATTCTAAATATTTAAATTTTTTGTCTTGGTTAATTTTTTCTGGTCTAAATTGATTGTTATAATTCCAAGCGATATTAGCATTGTATCTCATACTAAATCCGCCAACATCATCTTCTTTTTTACACTTATGACATCCAGATATAATTTTATTATTCAACATATCTTTGCGTAGTTTTTGCCAAAAAGGACTATTACTAATTTCGTCTAAAGTTAAATTTTTTACATTATACTGACTCATTGTTGGACGACCTTCATCATCTCTATAATCATTATGCATATGATCAAATCTACAACAAGGCTTTGCTTGTCCATTAGGTTTAAGTTGAATATGCATCCAAGGATATATGCAAAAACTATTTTTAGACATATTCAGTCTTATTCCTCATATTTTTACCACAAGTTCTAGCACAAGTAATTAATTTTCCTTCAGCAATACTTTTTAATTTAAAACTTTTTTCTATATCTAACATTGCATCTAAGGCTTCTTTTACAGATACTTTATGTAAATCTACTTTATCTAAATTAAATAGATCTTTAAATTGTGTTGGTCCAACACTATCGTGATGTGTAGTTCCTAAAAAACAACAAGGTAATAAATGTCCAGTATGACATAAAAAAACTTCTTTCTTTTCTTTTGCACTACATAAAATTTCGTTGTTATCTAAATCTGGCCATTCTTTTTTATATTTGTATTGAAAAAAACTTCCTACAGGAAAATGTTTTTTATCCCCTACATTGGAATGTCTATATTCTTTTATATCAGGAGGTAATAAATCATATAATTTTTTTCCATCTTCCATCACTGACCAATTTTTCAATCCTCTAAATTTTTGCGTGACTTTTAACCTAAAGTCCATACCAAGTTCTTTAGCCATTTGCCTTGCTTCATCTACTTGATGTTCGTTATGTTTAAAAACAATAAATGTCCAAGCACCATTGCCTCCTGCTTCTTGGAAAGCCTTAACATTAGTTATGACTTTTTTCCAAAGCACATTTCTCCTATATAGATGATTTGTATCTTCTAAACCGTCTATAGCAAAATGTACTCTTGTACGCATTTCTCCTAATTTAGCCCACCATCTTGCATTTCTATAACCTGCATTTGTATCAATTGCAACATCTACTTTATGTTTTTGAAACCAAGATACATATTCAGGCAAAGATTTATTCATACAAGGATCTCCATATACTCCGCTAAAGTATACATGATTTAAATTATTGCAAAATTTTTCTGTAAATAATTTGTAAAATATTTCGTTTTCTAAATCAAATTCATCTAAGTCAGGTTGTACAAATCCCGTAGCAGTATGCCTACTACACATAGGACATCTGCTATTGCATCTGCCACTACCTTCAATGTGTACTTGCTTGATGTCATAGATCATTACAACTCATAACTTCCTAGTGGTCATTAAACTTAATCCTGCCTTCATTGTAACATCATATTTAGGAAAGTCCATTCCACTATGTGCTTGACATCTATCAAAAGCAATTATACTACCTCTATCCCAATTATACATGTTTTCAAATTCAAATCCGTCTAACCAACGTGCAGGATAGTGTCGTAAATATTTGTCTCGTAAATCTTCGTCAAACTTTTTATTCCAATCAACGTCCCATATACTACCATCTTGATGATAGCATGTCAAATTATCATAATTTCTAACTGTGTAAAATACATCAGTATCATACTTATTATCACTTTTTGCAAAATTAGTTCCATATTTTATAAATCTATTTTTAAAAATTACTGTACCAGCAGGAGGAGTTTTATCAGTACCTTTAAATTCTTTGTTTATATGACCTACCCATAAAGGAATAATAATTTGTCTACCAGGAACTAAACCTCTATCAATTAAATATTCAGGTCTTCCTGTATCTATATGTAAATTGTAAGGACTTGCGGTCATTACAAAATTGCCTTCCCATATTCCTGTTTTTTCTAATTCTGGAATTACAGTTTTCCATTTATCAAAAAATTTGTCTTCAATGGCCGCATTATCACTAAAAAAATGTAAAGTACCACTTTCTTTTACACGCATTCTATTATAACGTTTTAACATATGTTCCTTTAACCATTCAAGTTCATCTTCATCCATAAAATTTTGGATTTGAAAACTATCTGCCCAACTTGCTTTCCAGGCGTCATGCAATTCTGGATCAACTTCAAAATCTATTTTTTCATCAGGATCTGTATCTAATTTTCTAATCTGTTCTTGATTTGCCATTTTATTCTCTCCAATATTTGTTTTGCATAGGATCAATACTAATTTCATTTATGCAAATTTCTTTAGGTTGTTCAACTATCCATTGTATATATTCTGCGGCTTTGTCCAGATCCATACATTGTCTTCCAGGATGTTTTTCTTGATTATTACTTAAAGTACCAAAACTAATATAACATACTTTAGGCCCAGAATCCCAAACACCAGTAATACCAATACTATTACTATAATCACGCAATGCTTTTTTTTCTGCATTATATAACCAGGAACCACCTTTCTTTACCCTATCAGTTGTGCTTCCGATATTAATTATAAAAGGTGATGCTTTATGTTCTTGGCAATAACTATATACAATACTAAGCAAGTTTGTTTGGTTAAATTTAAATAATGCAGAACAATTAATAAAAACATCATGTTCTATTACTTTTTCTGCTAGTCTTTCTTGATGGTCTTTTTTTGCTAGATCAAATCCTGTGCTTCTACTTACATATTCTGCATAAGGATAAATTTTAGATAAAGCATTTGCTAAACCAAATTTTTTGTTTCCTGTGATAATCATACATACTCCTGAAAGACTGGTTCTACATCTAATAAATTTTCATTTCTAATTTTATCAAGTTTCTTTGTATAATCTAAAAATTCGTCCCAATACTCATTATAATAACTATCACTCATCATATACTTCATAGTGCTTTTTGTAATTTCCATTGCTTTTTTAAAAGTGTTATCAGGTATTTCTTCCTCAATACACCAAAAATGGAATTCTTCAAATCTAGAAGCAATTTTGGATTTCATTTCATCTGGCAAAACTCTAATGTTTAAGTGTTTTGGATGATGTGCTACATGATGTGTAATTATAGGACGTCTTTTTGTACTATTAATTTTTTTGAAACCGCTATCTTTTAATTTCCATTTCATAAAATCTACCATATGATTTACATTATATGCTGTTACTGTAAATGCTAACCATGCCATAATATTGCCTGGCATGTTATCTAATGTTTTTAAATTTTTTAAAATTTTATTCCATTTGGCAGGATGTCTTTGATACTCTAATACTTCGTTCATACCGTCTACACTAGCACCTACTCTTACTTGTTTAAAGCCTTCCCATAATTTTAAAACTCTAGGAGGCAGAGTACTCATATTTGTGTTATATTCTACTATGATATTTTTTGCACTACCATTTTTAATACATCTTTCTAAAAAATCATAATGCCTTTCTATTAACATAGGCTCTCCGCCTGCAAAGTAAACATGTTGAATGTGCTGAGAATTTGATTCTAAGTGTTCCCAGAACGGTTCATGATTTACCCAATCATAATCATCACAAACTAATTTGTTACCTTTTTGATATATTTTTACTTCACCGCTAGTTTCTTTGAAAGTATCTTTTCCAGTTATTTTTATCCAATCGCTATACCAACTATCACTATCTGTAGGTCCACACATTCTACATTTTAAATTACAAAAATTTCCAAATCTTAAATCGAAGTATTTTAATGGAGTTTCATCTACTTCTATACTACCATCCAAATCAGTTTCTTCCATTGCTTGATCTATAGTGTAATTCCAATTCAATTGTTCATACTGTCTTCTACTATTCAACCCTGCTTCTTCTTCTTGTTTACATCTACCACATTCCTCATTCCATTCACCTAATAGCATTTGGCTACGCATAGTTTTCATAAGTTCTGCATTTCGTGCTTCTTGTAAATCATCTTTGCCGGCATTGTACGCAGTTCCATCATGTTTCCTTAAAACGCCTCTGTTTGGTGTCACATTAGCCTGACAACAAACTCTTACATCACCATTTGCTCTAGCGGCTTGAAAAATCCAAGGAATAGGACAAAAAGTATCAGACATTATCAAATATACCTTTCATTTCAGGAAATGTTTCTTCAAATGTAATACCACGTTGTTTATCACATAAATCCAAAAATTCTTTCATTTCAGGAAGTCTTCTGCTCCAATCCTCAGAGTCCATAAAATCTAACATTCCTTGTAAACGTTTTATACCATATCCTGCACTACGCCATTTTTCATAATCAACTTTGCCTTTATGCCAAACAGGAACTCCTAATTCCCAGTTTTCTTCCCACCAAGGATAAAACTCTTCATATTTTTTTCTACATTGTATTTTAAACCATTCAGGTAATATTTTTACATTTAAATGTGGTGGATGATAAACAAAGTGATAATTCACTCCTCCTGCACCAAACGGCCACATATTAATTTTATTAAATTTTTTATTTAACTTCCATTTTATAAAATCAGGCAAATAGTAAATATTAAGTGCCTGTACTGCACATGCTACTGTAACTTCTACATTGTTACTTGTTTGTGTATCTAATATATGAAATACTTCTTCTGTACGTGTCCATTCACTTGGATATCGAATATAACTATTCATTTCAAGTATACTATCTACTGAATAGTGAAAACGTACAAGTTTAAATTCTTTCCATAAGTCAAATAAATCTTCTCTCCATTCAACTCCGTTTGAGTTATAACGTAATTCTAAATCTTTAGCAATTCCTTGTCTAATTGCTTCTTCAAGTATTTCATAATGTTCTTCAATAATAAGACTTTCGCCGCCAGCAAAATATATCTGTTTCATATAAGGCATCTGTTCATAAAACTGCTTCCAAAATACTGGATTTTGTTTGTGCCAGTTATAACTACTTCCGTTGTAACTTCCTTTATTTTCCCATTGCATAGTTTCTTTTAAACTTGCATTTTGCACAGCAGGAAAAATTTTCTTATAATCTTTTATCCATCCTGAACTATCATGTGGTGAACACATTACACATGCAAGTTGACATTTTGTTCCAAAACGCAAATCAATATAAGCAAGTTGTGGCGGCACACTACCATCATCACCTGTGTTATCTATTAATTCTTTTAGATTAACTCTTTGCATCCAGTATGCAGTTTCCCACATGCGTTTACTATTATGTCCTGCTTCTTCTTCCTTATAACACTTTAAGCAACTAGGTGGTTTCTCACCTGCCAGCATTTGCAAACGAACATTTTTCATATAGGTGCTATTCCAAGCACTTTGAAAATCGGTCACATTAAGATTATTAGGCTTTCCATCCTCAGTTTTTAATATACCAACTTGACCTCCATGTACTTTATCATTTGTTGGACCTACACTACTAGCATTGGCAGTACAACACACACGCATACTTCCATCTGGCCTTGTACTTAAATGAGTCCAGGGCAAAATACAAAATGTATCTGAAACCTTCATACTGTACTTACCTATATTTTAAATGTAGGGTTTTTACTCTGATTATAAACAACCAAATCCCCATTTACGTTCTTGACAAAACCAACACACTCCGCAATGATTTGTAAAATTTGTAGTATGTTGTTCACAACTTCTTGTTTCAAAAAACAACCAATCTAAATTATATTTTTTATAAAATCTTGCTACTCCTTTTTTATCAGTATTAATTAAAGGAACCCAACTATTTAAAGATTTTCTAACATAAGTTTTTTCTGTAGTACGGTTATCAATAGGCCCATCTACTCCAAATTTTTCATGTACTTCCAAAGGAGGATTTTGAGTTATTCCACTAATAGTGCTATCTATAACACCAGCCTCTTTTAAAGAATTAACAAATTTAGTTTGATCATTTGCATAAGTTTCGACTGGCAAAGAATCATCTGTTCTTGCTGTACCAATATAATGTTTTGCAAACTTTATGCCAGTGTTTTCTTCTATTACTTTTACAATTTTTGTAGCAAAAATTGATTGATAAGGTTTGGTAGAAGCATTACATGAAATAGGGTGTATAACTAAATCTGGTCTTTCTTTTTTAACTATTTCAGTAAGCATAAATGCAACTAAAGCACTATCTGCTCCGCCACTTAACTTTATACCTATTTTTTTATAATTTTCAGGAATTGAAAAATTTATAATATCTTTTCCGTTATCAAATTTCATTTATATTTTGTCCATATCCGCTACTACTTTGAAACTGCCTACCACATGTTCTACCACAAGTGTAAATTCTTTCTTCTACATTTTTCCAAGAATTGTACAAATGATTTTGATAAAATTGATGTTCTAAAACATTCCATCCATACTTTCTTAAATTATAAAATTCTTTTCCATATTTGTCAAACACTTTTTCCATTTGTCTCCATGCTGGTGGATCATGGGCACCAAACCAACAACAAGGCATTAAGTTCATATCATAATCAATAAAAACTTTACGTTCAAGTTTTGCTTTACATAAAATATCTGTTTCTTTTGTATAATTAACGAAACTTTTATAATCGCTTAATATGCTTTTTATTTTTTTCTTGTGTATTTTACTACTTACTTTAACAAAATCTTTTGTATCAACTTTAGCCATTAGTTCTCTAGTGCTATATTTAATTTTAAATTTATTAAATCCCATTTCTATTGAAAGTTTTCTTGCTTCGTCAACTTGATGATGATTATGTTCAAATACAATAAAATGCCATTCAGCATTTCCTCCTGCATTTATATATGATGATGCATTTGATATTATTTTATCAAAATCACTGTTTATCCTATATATTGCATTTGTATCATGTAATCCGTCTATACTAAACACAACTACATTTTTGTTTGACTTTTTTGCAAAATTATGCCACCAATCTTTTGTGCGTAAACTACCATTTGTTGCTATTTTACATTGCGAGATTTTATCAATATAAAAATCATAAGTTTCATCAAATGTTGGACTTGCTAAAGCATCACCATAGTTACCACAATGAAAAAATTTTACACTATCAAAAGGTTCTAATATAATTTTGTAATCGTTAATTGTAAGATCTTTTTTTGAAATTGGATTTACAGTTCTTGCACATTGAGGACATGCAAGATTACATCTACTTGTATGATCTAATTGAATAGTTTTTATATTTTGTAAATCTAAAAAATTCATTTGAATTGTTCAGCAAATGGGTCAAATTCTGTGCCACACTTCATTGCACATACGCCTAACTTTCCATTTTTCACACTATTTATATTCCAACTATCAGAAATACTTTCAAGAAGTTTGCCTTCCATCACATCTTGTAAATCATTACGTATTACGTCTATGCCTTCTTTTCCGCCTGCGGCATCTATATGTTCCCACACTTGTTCAATACGATAATCAGCATGCCACCATTTGTACATACGTCCAGCAACCCAACAACAAGGCATTAATAAACCTTCTGCTGTGATGAATATATTTTTTTCTTCTGCTACTTTACATTTTATACTACATCTATCATAATAGTCTTTCATACTACCATATGATTTTGTAATTTCTTTTTCTTTTAAAAGTGCTAAATTTATATTTTCTTTTTTCTTTGGCTTTGCTAAATTTTGTGTTTTTTCTCCTTTACGATTTTTGGCTTGATGTGTTTCCTTGCCTGTAAGTTGAGCAGTACTAAAAAATCTACCAGTTTTCTTTTTAATAAATTTTTCACAACCCCATGTATTAGCAAGATTTTCTGCTTCTTCAACTTGATGTTCGTTATGTTGAAATATTATAAAATCCCATCTTGCACGGCCTCCAGCATCTATAAATGCTTTCATATTGCGTTCTACATTATCCCAATTTACATTCTGTCTATATAAATGATTTGTATCACGTAATCCGTCTACACTAAAAATTACTGCTCCCATACGCCCAAATACATATGCTAATTCTTCCCACCATTGAGTTGATTTTGCTCCTGCATTTGTATTCATACTTAGCCACATGTTAGGATTGTGTTGTCTAAAATATTTAAAAACTTCTAAAGTGTCTTTGGCAACAATAGGATCTCCTAAGTTTCCACACATAAACATTGTTTTTAATTGTGAAATAAATTCTGGTTTGAAAATACGTTTGCAATCTTGTATGGATAATTCTGCATTTGTAATGTGCGGGTTATCTGCACCACCATTCATATTGCGATCACACATAGGACATGCCGCTTGACATTTTTGTGTGATTTCTAAATGAACTGTGTTAATATCTTGGTATCTATACATCATTATCCCAATGCATTACACTATTTTTTTGATATAGATATTCGGAAATCATTTTACTCCAATCATCTATGTAAAATCTATAATGTGCAGTTGTTCCTACTGTACTTATGCTTACCCTCATAAAAGGTTTACAAGGTTTTTTCTTAGGTCTAGGACCTCTGCTCTTTTTTTCTATTAACCAATAAGTGTTACTTAACTCACTTTCAAATTCCATATAATCATCTTGACAGGAAATTATTTTTTCAAATTCTGTAATTTTTAAATTATATTGATTTGCAAGATAAGAAGTAACAAAAAAACTTAAACTTACCATATTTTTATTTTTAAAAAGATATATCTTAATAGGTTTGTCAAATTTATTCATCGTATACAAGTTTTATTTTTTTACCAGGACCAGTTTCACTAGGAAGTCCTCCATATTCAGTAATATACCATCTAAGTACGGCTTTATACCAATTTTGGCTGTTATGATGGGCTTGCTTGTTGAATTGCCAAATATTATTATTTGTGGCTTGCATAGTTGCTAAAGCCCTAGCACTTTCTCTTTGTAATGTTCTTACATCAAACTTATCGAATTCCAATTTTCATAAACCTTGTATATTCATCTAAAGGTAATTTGCCTTCAAATAAAACTTCTTGCATAGGACAATCTGCAGAAAAATCTTCTAATTTATTGTAAACATTTATATGCTCTTCAATTTCTTCAAAATTATTTGCTTGCATTATACACAACTTGCCTTCAGGTATCCTACCAAACCATTCTGCAAAAGATTTTATATGTTCACAACTTGTATTTATTACAGTATCAGGCACATCTATTAAAGGTTGTACTGAACCGTCACGTTTGTAAACATCATATATACATCCTTGAAAATCTATATCATATATATCTTTGGTGCTTGCTTTAAATTTCCAATCCTCAGTCATCCAAGGTTTATTAAAAGTTTCTGCAATTTCCCAAACATCTGGATCTATATCGAAACTTCTAATTTTTTGTATTTTCAAACCTGCTTCAAACATCATTGCAGATAATGTAGCATACCAACCTGCACATAAAAATACAATTCCCAAATCTTTGTTTAGTTTTTTTAATTCATGTATTAACCACATTTTACTTTTAATCTGTCCTCTACTGAGACAGTCTTTATCAAATTTGATATCTAGCCTATGAAAATCTTTAAGTGAATATAATAATCTACTTTGTGTTCTTTCTTCTAATAATCTAAACATTGCAAATTTTTCATCTGCATATAAAAGTTTTCTTATATCTGCATGATCAATAATATTTAAAGTTGCATCGAGATTATCATCTAAAATTGCTTTTCTATAATCTTCTAACTCTGATGGTAAAAGATTAAATAGACTAATCATATTTTGATTAAGCATAATGTTTTTTAAATCAGTAATTAATCCTTCTAAAAAAGTTTTAGTTTTAATATTCATAAAAATAATTCTCCAAATACTATGAATATTTTCTTCAACTACTGCTTTTCTTAAATCTTCTATGTTATCTTTTAAAGATTGGTTTTCAATTAATCTAAATACACTATGTAAATTTTTTTCTAATACTGCTTTTCTAAACTCATCAATATCTATTTTAAATTCACATTCCTCTAATAGTCTAAAAAGACTGTGTAAATTAGACCCTAACATTACCTTTTTTAAATCTTCTAGTTTAGGATCTGCTCCATATTTTTCTTCTAACATACGAAATAGACTATGAGGATTTTTAAATTCAACTGCTCTTCTTAAATTAGCATGTGTCCCAGAAATTTTAAAAATACTAGAAAGATCTCGATCTACATAAGAACGTCTTAAATTTTCAAAATATTCTACATCAGGATTTAGTATTTCAAATCGATCTAATATTTCATACACTTCCATCAAATTTCTCCTTCAGCCAATCAAAATCATTAATTTTAGCCAATGATTCTTTATCTTCTTTATGACGAGCACCAAATGCAGATCCAGCCTTTGCTCCCATTATAGCATATTTGCCAAATGGTTTATCTTCGCCTATAGTACACCAAGCATATAATCTTTTATTTGTTTCCTCATCTTTTTGTCTATCAATTACTTTACTGCTCAATTTACAACATTCTCTAAATGCACTTTTCCATGTGTTAAAAGGATCAGTATTAAAAGCAGTGGTATTACTAACTTTGTTTACTGCAACAAACTTGTCACTTATACTTGTGGTCATATCAGGTTTGCTTACATCCATGTTAATTGTTGCCTCACGTGGAAATAACTTAACCCCTCCATAACCGTATACTAATCCATTTATAGGATTGATACTTCTCCATACATGCACAGCCTCTCTATTATGCCATTCAGGAAAATATGAAAAATTAAAGTAATCCATTATGTGTGCATCACCATCTACTATCCATACCATATCAGTATCACATTGTTTTGCGGCTTCAATATGTGCTTGATGTATACCTTTTACACCATGTACTCTTTTTGCTCTTGGAAATCTTTCTAGTAATCTAGCATAATTTTCATCTGCGTCTGGTTCTTGATAACTTATAAAAACTATATCAAAAAACTTTCCTTCTGGTTTACTTGCTAAAATATCGATTTTCTTTTTATGTATGTAAAATCTTGCTCTAATTTCACCAGGTCCATGATGAGAATTTTTTGGCATTAATGCTATACCATCATACTTGTCATCATTCAAAAATACATGAGTGTATTTTCCACTCCACATATCAGGCTCATAATCAAACTTGAAATCTGGTTCTATAACTAGTTCTGGCCAAACAATCCATAAAAATTTTGTAAGACTTAATTTTTTAGCCTCAGGTACACTCTCTGCACATCTTGCATTTGGAAATTTTGTAGAAAGCGACTTCCACGCACTACTATGTTCAGATTTATCGCCAATTAAAAATATATCAAACATACTATTAGTTATACACTATTTTTTCTCAAATGTCAAGAATAGAATAAATACAATAAGGAGACTAAGATGACAGAATTTATACCCGGCGAAAATGCTAGAATTAACATAGTTGCAAACGATAGTTCCTTACTTGTGGACAGTTACAGTGGATATATTACAGGTAGCACTTTAGATGCTGAAGGCCAAATAATGGTTGATGTAAACACTGGTAAAATTAAAGGAAAACAGTTAATTGGAGATGTTTACAGTAATGATGGCAAAAAGAAAATACTTAACGTAAGTCACACAGGAAGTGAAGCAACAATAGATGCTGATATCCTAGGATCAATAAAAGGTAATGTAGTAGCAAATGATGATACAGTTCTTGTAAATACTACATCACAACATGGCGACTTTAAAACTCTAAATGTAGACACATTGACTGTAACGGCATGGATGGGAGATACCTTTGGTAAACATAAAGGACTTATTGATGCCCCAGATAAAGGTGCTATTGTTCAAAGTTTAAATGCACAAGTCATTGTAGGCACTGATGTTACAGCAAATAGTTTTCATAGTAATGATATGACAGGAAATTTGGTAGGAACATTTGACGGTGATTCTGTTGGAAAATTTACTGGTAAGATGTATGGAGAATTAAATGGAACATTTAATGGAACTGGTACAGGAACATGGACTGGTGACTTAACAGGTGATATTACAGATACTAATGGCATAAAAATATTTACATATGATGATACTAATAAAAAGTTTGAAATAAACGGTATTATAAAACATAAATCTGGGTCTGTTGCACTTGATACAAGTTATGATGATACAAATGCTTTGTTTAACGGATTAGTAAGCGGTGCATATATAGATAGTGCAGGAAAAAAATTATTAGAAGATCAGCCTACAGGCGGAACTGTCATAGATTCTCCAACTACAAAAAAAGTACAAATAGGACACACAGACAATGCTGTAGAATTAAATGAATTTTTAACATCAAAAGTTGAAAAATATGCAGTAGAAACATTAAGTTCACAACACAAAACATTGGCCCATAGAGGAACTGCACAAAGCCCAACAGCAGTAAAACAAAGAGATCATTTATACATGGTTGCTAGTTGGGGTCATGATGGAAATGACTACAAATGGGCAGGAGCATGGGGTATGTTCCAAGATGATATAAAAACACATAACACAAGTTCAAGCAACATGCCAGGAAAATTTGGTGTGAGTTGTAGCGACGGTGTTAATCCTCCTATGTTGGATGCAGATACCACTTTAACATTTGATGGAGATGGTGTTCTTAAAGTTAAAGTTTGTCAAGTAGGCGAATTAAGTTCTAGCGAAAGAGATGCAGTATCAAGTAAAACTGGTATGATAATATTCAATAAAAGCACTGGAAAATTTCAAGGATATACTGGTACAAAATGGGTTGACTTACACTAATTTTTCTGTTATAATGTAAAGTATATAATAGGAGAAATTATGTCGCAACTATATTTTGGAATTGTACCCTATGGTACTCTTTGTGATGTTTTTATAACAACTTTGACAAGATGGTCTGAAGATTGGCTTCAAACTTGTAAACCTGATATTACCGAAGATGGTCATTTAAAATTTGTTGGAAAACACGAACAATACATTATAGACTTATCTCAAGGTAAGCCTATGGAGTTTAGAGATCAAGATTACACAGATAGATTTCATGAAATTGAAAAAGTATTAGAAGACGCAGGTAATAAAAAAGTTTGGATTGGAAATTTTAGTTCTAAACAAGCAAGACTAATTAAAAAATATTTTAAAGAGAAAGCAAAAACAATAGGCATAAGTTATAATCCTAGCGATAGACAAATGGTTTTAGACAATGTTTTAAATTATTACGAAGAAACTTCTAATGTTGATAAAGAAACAAAATGGGTAACTTATCATAAAAAATATTATGCAGATAAGAAAAAATGGAACGATATGGTTCCAGCAAGTTTTAATCCTGATACAGAAGAAACAATATATTTAAGTGATTTTTTTGTTCCTGATAATTTTATTAATTTTATAGAAACATTAGATGGGCCACGTAATGAAAAACAACTAGAATATTATTTTACATGGCTTTATAGAACTAAGGAGAGATTTAATGGAAGTAACTAAAATACCAGGCTGTGGTAGATTTGGAGTTTTTATTGACGGTGTAGATTTTGATACAATGACAGATGACCAATGGATTGAAATTGGAAAAATACATCTAAAAGAGTTAGTTACCATTATTAGAGGCACAAATTTAGATAAAATGTCTTATGCCAAATGGATGAGAAAATGGGGCAGAGATAGAATGACTTTTTGGGGTTTACTATTTCAAAAATATCCTTGGTGGAATGGTAGACTAGAAACAATTATGACAAATCCTGATGTGTCTGATGATGATAAGAATAGCATATGGGGATTTATGAGAGTTCGCGAAGGAATGGGCCAAGAGATGGGTAACATTATTCGTGTAAGCGGTAAAAAAGATGATCAAGGAAATCCTATTGGTATGTTTGCTGAAGGAGAACTTTTATGGCATAGTAACGAAAGTGGTAATATTGCATTTGCTCCTGGCGTTGCATTATTAGGTTTAGAAGGTACAACAAAAAGTGCAACAGGATTTTTAACTACTGTAGATTATTATGAAAATGTAAGCGAAAGTTTTAGAAGCGAATTAGATGAAATGATAGTAATACATAACTTTACGCCAGGAAAAATAAATCCCGGTTTAAATAGTTATCAAGATAATTTAATGTATAAGAATATGGCTCCTGAAGTAGATGCAGAAATTCCTATGGTAATTAAAAGTCCTGGAGGACACACAGGACTACATTATAGTTTTAATACTGTTACAGGCATAAAAGGCATGAAACAAGAAGAAGCAGTAAAACTATTAGATGAAATTAGAAAAGGTGTAGAAACGGAAGAATACATATATGATCATTGGTATCAACAAGATGGTGATTTATGTCTATTTGACAATAGTATTACTCAACATAGAAGATTAGGAAGTACAGATAATAGACTTTGTTTACGATATCAATATGACTACACTAATTTGCAGGAAGGTAAACCTTGGATGCCTTATTTTCAACAACCCTATATAGGTCATTATATAGATCGTATTACATTTGTAACAAAAGCAATGCAAAATAAAGAATTTATATTACCTAAAGAAGAAGATTATGTGGCAAATTGAAACTTATGACGGCTCTCAAGATTTAACAGAATTTTTTCAAGAAGCAGAAAAGAAAAGATATTTTAACAATAGTAATCCGGACATACTGCTTTCTACTTTAAAAGACGTTGACGAAGCAACATTGTTTCTTTTATACAATCACAATAAAATTGTTGGTTGTGTTGTATCACACAAATTGAGTGACTTAGGCATTTTAGGAATAAATGCTTATAGAATAGGAGCAAGAATTTGTATGTTAGGACACTTAGTACAAGGTGAACGCAATCATAATTCACTAAGAAATTTACGTGGAGCACCTCGTCCTCATGATCATCCTAGTGCTCAATTCTTAATTCCTGCTTGCATAGAACATTGTGGTAGAGAAAATCCTTTATACATCAGCACACATCCTAGTCCTATTGCTAAACAAAGAGCAGTACACACAAGATGGGCACCTGAATGGCGTAAACAAGGTTTTTTAGAAGAACCAATAGAATTAGAATATAGAGGCACTTTTCAAAGTTTTTGGAAATTTAAAGTAAATGCTTATTATGAAGAAATGAAAGACGAACGTTGGCCAGAAGCAGAAAAAATTATACCAATTCTCGACACAATTTAAAAAAATCTTCCATTTCAGGAAAGACTGTTTCATGATTTACATTTCTCCGACGTCCTTGTTCAGCAAAATAATTATGAAAATCTTTTCTACCTAGCATTAACTTTTCAGGTTCGTATTCTGTTTTTTCCATATAATCTACTACTCGTCTAAATTTTTCATATTCCATTGTAGTAAAAGCATCTTTCCTTTTATCATCTAAATTTTCTTTAATAAATTGCAAATGATTTTTCATATACTTCACATAAGATTTTGGTAATATGTTTATGTCATATTGTAAAGGTTCTTTAAGATAAGGCGTATCAAAACTTATTCTGTTCCACCTAAAAGTTTCAACATCATTATACTTTGCACGCCATTCTAAAATTTTTTCAAGTAATGTTTGGAAAGTTGTAACACAAAATATATTGAAGGTTATCATAAATGTCACAGGAGCAGTTGTATTTTTCATAAAATAATCTAAATTGCGTTCAAATACATTTATATCTAATCCATCTCTAATATACTCAGCACGTTTTCCCCAAGTATCTATACTTGTAAAAAGTTTAAATCTCCTAATTTTTTTATTTGTTAATAAATTATTAACATTGTCAGTAAACTTTTCTAGTTGTTTTGGCTTTCCTCCAAAGTTACTATTTACATCAAGTTCTAATTTAGGTTGCGGATTTTTATCCAAATAATCAAATAATTTATATGTACTACGTTGCATAGTAGGCTCTCCGCCAGTAATACGCAAAATGGTCAATTCTTTACTTAATTCAGGCCACCATTTCCAAAAGGCATCAAGATATGGATTGTTTTCTTCTTCATAGATATCAAACCAATTTATATCACATCTATGATTCTTTACATTTGTGTAAGGTCCATGTGTTTTTATTTCATTATAAAATCTACTGCTGGCTTTAGGATGACAATAACCACAACGAAAATTGCACTCATTGCCAAAACTAACTTCTAAATATTCTGGATTAACATTAAAATCTGCTCCACCTTTTTTAACATCATTTAATCTTTTTTCATTGTATATACTGCTACTTCTAGTTTTCCGATCACTTATATAATCTGGACCCATATTCTCAACATTCCAACAATACTGACAACCACTAGGTTTTTGCCCGTTAAGCATTGCTTGACGTTCTATAATTTTTTGTTTTGTGTTATGTATTGCACTAGGATTTGTTTTTATTTCGTCAACATCTATTTTATGTGGTGCAGGATGGTAACAACTATGTGTTTCACCTGTTTGAAAATAGATGTTTGCATGATACCATTTTGCAAAACAAAATGTAGGAGAAATTTCCTTATCCGTATATTTTGTTATACGAACGGCTTCATCTCTTTCGTTCATCCAATTTCCTTATCAATAAACTTAGGATTTCTCACTGGATTTTTATATACAGTTTTGAAGAATCTACTTCCTCCTGCATCTAAAGGTCTGACACCAATCGGAATCTCAAGGTTATTAATTAATTCGTCTCCTAAATTTTCTATGTGTGTATCAATATTATTTTCGTCTATTTTATTCTTTATTTCTTTCCAATAATTATTAAGATATTCAAAATCTCTAACATTTACATAATCCCAATTAGACAGCATAGTTTTCACAAGTCCTTCTCTTGCTCCAAAAATTGCCCACTTTCCATTTTCAACATCTGCTCCTATCATTAACCAAATGTAAAGCCTATGCATGTTCTTCCAATGATTATTTTTGAAATCTTCTATTTCAGGTTTTACACCTTGATCAAGGGCCATTTTCACACCCTCTCTAAAACCTGCACGCCAGGCTTGTTGCGGAGTAGCATTATTATATACATCACTAAAAATACCATTCATTTGAATGTAATCTAAATCCCAACAAAAATCAACTTGTGCATGAGGATTATCAGGATCAGCATTTTCATGTGTTTTCATACTTAATACATGTTTTTTAGGCCAACATTTTATACCACCATTTCCATAACTTAACCCATTTATTTGATTTAAGGCAGTCCAACTTATAACCTTATCTGTCAAATCAAATTCACTTAAATTTGCTTCCTGCATTAAAAAATCTTCGCGGATTCTGTTATCACCATCTATTGTAATAAATCTATCTGTTTCACTAAGTTCTGCACATGCTTTGTGTGCTGAATCAGATCCTTCTACTCCATGTACCCTTTTTGCCCAAGGAACCTTACTACATAAATCAGAATAGTTTTGTTCTGCATTAGGTTCATCATACGACAAATAAATTATATCATGATCTATCACCCGGAATATATCAGTCATCTATCACCTCATAATTGTATTTGCTGAATCTTTTTATAGTATACAATGAAACGTCTGTATTGTCAAATTCAAAATTACTATTAAAACTTATCATAAAATCATCTTCTTTTTTAAAATTTAACACCTTATACAATATGTTAGGATCATATTTTTTTGTTACACTAAAACCTTTTTGTGCTTGTACTATTGCGTTTTTATCATTTTTTAATTCTTCACTCAATTTTAGTTTCCATTTTTTTTGCACATTATCCTTAATAATAGTTATGTCTGGAGAAATATTATTAGTTTCCAATTCATGTACAAATACCTGATATTTACTCCTTTCATGTAAATTATGATTATCAATAATTTTATATTTCTTTTCCTCAAAGTCATAAATTACTTTGTGATCAATCAAACGGTCGGTTCCATCGAGAAATCCTAAAATGTTGTGCAATTCTACTTGTAAATTATTTAGATTATCATCTTTTTCTAAAGATATTTTTGAAATATCTCCATCGTCTGTAAAACATATATATCTAATAGTTGATACTTCTAACATTTAAATTCCTAAATATTTTTCATAAATTTTTATAAAATTGTCTTTACAAAAATCTTTTTCTGTGTAATGAAATATTCCGCTTTGTTTGTAATTGCCTATTTTCAAAACTAAATCTTCTGTCAAATATACACCCACCATGTCTTGCCATCTACCAGATGTTGAATTTTGCCAACCTTGTAAAGCACATTTCATATGCACAAAACTAGGAAATTTTGCTTTACTATTAGTAATTACATCTTCGCAATCTAAAATTTTTGCTGTTATACCAGCAGTTAAATCCATGCTTGCACTTTTCTGATAAGTTTTTCCGCCAGCATATTTTTTATAAAACAATTGATAATTATTTGTTATCATCTCCATCCATTTATAAAATTCGTGTGCAAAATCATTCTCAGAAAAATAATGAAATCCAGAAAACAAATCAGGTATATTGTACTTTGAAAAAACTTGTCTATACATACTATTTACGATTAATTCTCCTCTATATGTATAGGTTTTACTTGTATAATATAATTCATATTTTTTTAAAAAATCAAACCAAGTGGATAAATCTTGTAATACAAGCATATCACTATCTAAAACTACAGTACCTTCTTTATAAGGAGTTGCATGATATATTTTCCATCTGTTGTGTATTTTCCATTCAAAATCTTTAGCATGATCACCCCAAGGAAAGTCTACAATATCATCAAACACTTGTTTGTATTTTTCATTTACTTTTTCATTTGTGATTAAACATACTTTAGAATTACTATTTGTGGACTTGATACTTAAAGCACACAGGTATGCTTGTTTTACATAATCATCATTATTATTTTGTGCAAGTATAGTAAAATTATTCATTGATTACCCGTTCTAAACTAAATTTATTCATTACGTGTATATTACTACCTTTTACTTTAGAAAAAATATATTGTCCTGGATATCCTTGTTTTTCAAGAAGAATTTTTACCTCATCGTTTTTTATACTATGCAAAATATCTCTATCAATACTATAATACATTTTTCCCGGCATTTCTTTTGCAAAATCACCATCTTGATATCCATTCATAATATGAATAGCAATACTAAAAGAAAAATCATTTCTATATGTAGTATTTGAAATTTGAAAAACACCTCTATAATGATCCCAATGCTCTTTTATATGTTTTACTAAATTAAAAAATTTTTCATTAGTATCATTTTTTCTAAAAAATAAACAAGTAGCCCAATAAAAATTTATACCAGTATCACTTATAAATTTAAATTCATATTGAGGTAGCCAATTAGATAAAGGATAAGAATTTTTGTAAATTTGAAAATTATGATCCATTTTAAAACATTCTAAAAATACTTTATTACACACTACATAATCAGTATCCAAAACTAGTGTTTCTTCATATGGTGTTAATTTATAAACATCTTCCCTGCTTGAATTTTTAAAATTACAAATTCTTTTAGATAGTGTACCGTCATAATATCTTTTTTTATTTTGGTCAGCAGAATCATTTATAGTAATTACATTGTCAAAATTAAAATTGCCTTTATATTCTTTATTGGTAATTAAAGTAGTAGGCAAATCTAAATAATCTTTTACACGTTTTGCAGTAAATTCTGCTTGTTTAATGTAATCAATAATTCCATTATTTTGTGCAAGTAAAACTACACCTTGACTCATAGATCCATAATTCCCTTTACTGATCTATTTGCTTTGAGATTATTGTATTCTACAAGATAACTATTTGCAGATTTCCAATATACATTAACTAATTCATCTGCAAATGATTGTAAATCTTCTATTTTTATTGGAGTATCATTATCATCAATAAGTATAGTATCTGTTTGTCCTAAAGATAATAAACTTTGACAAAAACTTATAATTTGTTGTGTGACTGTAAATTGTCCACCATTAAAATAATGGATAATATTTTCTTTGTATTTTTCCTTAAGCAAACGTTTTTGATTGTTCATTGTAACCATTAGGTTACTAATATCTAATGCTTGTTCTAATTTTTCATCCATAAAACACTCCTAAAGTTACATATAGTATATAACAGTTTTGCGTAAAAGTCAATTATTATCTGAATTATTTTATAGATCGTCTTGTCTAAAAATTGAAGGAGCGGTCTGTACAATCCCTTGTATAGTAGTAGGCGAACCGCCTGTGTAAGTTACTTGAAAAGTGCTTGACGGAGTAAGATATGATTGTTGACTAACTAATGTTCCTGTTACATCTTCATCTATTGGATCTCCATGTATAGGATCTGTACCACCATCTAAATCTCGAAATCTTATTTTCATTATGAAATTGCTGGTTGTAACAAATTGGCCTTTTATCTCCAATAAATTATCATTATAAACACTATTGATACCACCACCATATTTTTGATATAGTAATCTTTCTGTTCCTGCTTCTAATTGCGCCTCATTCCAACTTGATCCTGATCCAACACTAGCAGAACTAGATGTTACATAATTTAAACCTTGTTTTTTGAAAGTAATTGTTCCTATGTCAGATAATAAATCTTGCCAATCTTTATCTTTTGATCCTGCAACACCAGATTGTCCGCCACTTAATGAGCCGCTAAATTTTACAGTCCCACCAGCATTGAACCAATAATCTCTGGCTGTATCAGATGCCCATGTATATCTTTCTGTATGTTCTATAGTATTATTCCAGGCAGTGGTTCTAGTAGCAGAAGTAGTTTGTAAAGTAAAACTACCACTGGCAAAATCTGTAGAACCATTATTAATTTGTGTTTGAAAGTTATTTACTGAGTTTGCTATATCATACAAACCTTGCACATCTCCTGAATCTCCAAAATGACTCCAGAAAATAGTGTCTCCAGGATCTAATGTTTGAACATTTACAGAATTACTAATAGCCTGATTTTGGTGATTAAATCCTGCCTGACAATCTAAAAATAAATTTATTACGTCAGTACTTTGTATTAAGTCTGTTGGACTTTTTGCCGCAGATACTAGAGTTCTACCATATCCACTTGCACCTGTACCTATAATACTATCTATTAAAGTTCTTATATTGTTATAATCTGTAGCATTAATTACACTTCCTACTGCCATTTAACCTTCCTTTAATATGCTATTATAATATACTTATCTAAAAAAGTCAAGTATAATCATGCTAACGTAACTAAATTAGTTGCAGTTGGCGATTCGGAAGACACGTAAACACCTGTAGATCTAAATTGAGAAATTGTGCTAGAAAGAGTGCCTGACACAGATTCATCGGCGCCTCCACTAGCATCATCTTGAAAAATAACTTTAAAAGTAATTGTTGTACTGTTAGTTAATTTTGCACTAATTGTGTAATCATTTGATTCGTACACCGAACCTACTCCGCCTGCTTTTGTAAAAATTTGTTGATAAGATGAAGTCAAATCATAATTACCAATACTCGTTCCTGTGCCTGTGCCAGTACTAACAGTTGATGTATGGTTAAACTTTATAGTTCCCATATTATTAAGCATATTTTGCCAATTTAAACTCTTAGAAGCACTTGCTCCTGAACCTGGAATTCCTGTCAATGAAGATGCAAATCTTATTTCGCCTCCTGCATTAAAAAAACCTCTTCTGTTGTTTTCACTAGTCCATATTATTGAGAATTCGTGAGTACAACTTTGAGGATCAGCGGCGCCTCCCCATATAGCAGTCCTTGTACTAGCATTACCAAAAGACTCTACAGCGGCCTGACCGGTTCCAACAACCAATTTATCATTTTCTATACTTGAAATAAGATTTTCATATGCTACATGTAATGCTTCTGTAATATCTGCTTCTGTTGCAACAGTATTAATTGTACCTGGTACAGCCGCAGTTTGATGAATTCTTGTTTTATTATAATCTGTATGGAGATTATTCATATCTTCAGCAGTGACAGTTTTTCCTACTGGCACTTGTGAACTTGTTACTGTTTGATTATATCCAGTATCTCCAGAACCTATTCCTAATATATTATCTATTCTGCCCTGTAGAACATTGTATCTAGATGCTGATATAACCTGATTAACCATTTATCTATACCTTCAAAACACATTCAATTAATTTTTCGCCATCATCTTCACTTGCTTCTAAAGCCATTCCTACTAATGCTACAATGCCTGCTTCTTCTTGTGAACATACTCCATCTTTCCAAGCATATACTGCCTGGCCTTTTGCTACTCGACCTTTTACTCTAACAGGTACTCTTCCTTTTAAAGCAATCGCTTGTCCGTCTATATCTTTGTTCATTAAATATGCAGGATTTTCTGATATTACACCTATACATACATGATTTGAACTGGCAGGTGCCGCTTCATAATCAGCACTATCACTTATAAACATTGCAGTTCCTACCGGATGGTCTTTTTCAACTGTATATTTTTCTGCTAAGTCGGCATACCTTGCCTGTGTTGCAGTACCCGTAAAAACATTAGCCGCCATGTTACCACTACTATCTCTTGCGGCAACAGTATTAGCAGTATTTGCGGTGGTTGCAGTTAGATAACTACTCCCTACTTTTAAAGAATCTGATTGTGTAGCAGTACCAGTAAATGTTGTTGCATGTACGTTTGCCCATACATTACCACTTACACCTAAGGTATAAAGATTATTTGCACCTGGTACAATACCTCTTGTTCCACCTACACCTGCATTTTCTAAAATTGCAATTACATCAGGACTTCCAGGAGTATCACTTGCTCCAAAATTAATTTTTGAACCTACTTGATTTGAAATATTACCTTCATTGCTATTAGTAATATTTACAAGTAAATCATTTCCTGCACCAACTGTATATCCTACATCATTAAAACTTACAGGAGTACTTGCTGGATTAAATGAGGTATTATTAGAAGTAAGGAAGTTTGATGCATCTGTTCCGCCTAATTTTAGTGCATTTGATGCGGAACCCCAAATAATAGGTTCTCCTGCACTACCTGCTCCTGTTGTGACGCCATTTGTAGAACTTTTTGTTTTTGCAAGTGTAATGCCTCTTTTTACAACATCAAAATCTGCCAATGAGGGTGTTGTAGCGTCTTGTGTTGTTCTAATAGTAAACTCTGTTGCACTAACAATATATTGAACACCTGAATCTATAATGCCTAAAATTACCGGACGG